CCATGCACGCAGTAACGGCAGGCAAGGACAGCGCGCGATCAGTAGTCAGTAGTCATAGAACAGAAGTCAAAGATCAATCGTCGGCGGTGCAGGTGTCGGCGATCAGCGGGCCAAGTAACAGCGCGCAGTCACTTGCAGCGCCGACACCAACACCGGGCAACGGAAAGTATGAACTCGATGACAACGGCGCGTGGGCGGGCGTCAGCGACGCGCAGCGGGCGCGCTGGCAGGAGATGTTCAGCGAGATGAGTGTGCCTGACCAGATCGAGCGTGCAGGGGCGTGGCTCGTGGCTCACCCTGCAGAGCGGAAGCTCTACACCGAGCGGGGCGAGCTTGAGCAGTACCTCATCCGGTGGATGCTGAACGAGTCGCGGCAGATCGCCGAGCGCACGGTTCGTGCAAAGGCGGGCCCTGATTCACAAGGGAAAAGGTGACGTGCTAACGCAGCCACTCACGCCCGACCCCGAGTACGCATGCCGACGCGTGCCCGAGTGCGCGAGGTGGTGCTGGTACACGGGCTGCTTGCTCTGGCCTGAGGGTGCGCTGGGCAGGGGCGCGCGATCGCCCACCGGCAGACCCCCCGGGGTCGAGCCCGCAGGGCGGGGTGGTCGAATGAATAACCGTCCCCTCCCTTTCCCGGCCAGTACGGTCCACAGCCCCTTATAGCGCGTGCTACAGATGGAATTCGTGAAGACGCCGAGGTACGTCGGGTACTACCGGATCGGTGGGACGCCTGCGCTGCATATTCCGCTGACGGTGCGCCCGAGGTGGCTGACGCGGGTCTTGATGCGGTGGCTGGTGGAGTGGGATTGGCACGATGAAGTGTCCGAGGTGTAGGCGGCACATGGACGAGGGTGCGGTGGGGCACGGGTGCGGGTGGCGGGCACCTGTCCCCCACACTCGGGGCGTGGAGGTTATTCCGGCGAGTGCGGAGGTGGCGCGAGCGGCGATCGCGAGGGCGAGGGAATACCTGACGCGGGTGTCGGGGAAACCCGATAGGAAGGCGAGTGCCGAAAGAGTGTCGCTTCTGAGCGACGTGGGTCACGGTGGGGAATGTTCGTGCGAGGTGTGCTGTGGGGAGCGGGAGCGGCGGCGCGTGCTGCGGGAAAAATTCCCGGTTGTATAGCAGATGAGAACAAACTTGCAACTTTTTCAGGCTGGGAGTATTTTCGCGTTTCATAGGGGGATGCTGATGTCATGCGTGGTCCGATTGCGCGGCGAGGTACGCGGTGGGGAGCTTTGCGAGTGGCCCGAGCCGTGGTGGCTGATGGACTGGGCCGACTCGGGCGCTCGTGCGGTCGATGCACTGCACGCTCGGGTGTTTTGCTCGCAGGCCGAGGCGGTGGCGGCGTTGGCGTTGACGCCGTGGGTGGGCGACGTGGTCGAGGTGTGAGATGAAACCTGACTGGCCGAAGAAGCACTCGGGCGATGAGCCCCCGGTTCTCGGTGGTGGCACGGCGGACGCGCCGATGATCGTGAAGCAGCCCTACGTGATCATGTTCAAGCCCGAGGGTGCGGACACGATCCACACGCACATCTACCGGGGCGACGCGAAGATCGGCTACAAGGAATTCGGTTTGCTTGCCTGCGATCTTGTGCGTCAGGTCGCGGGCGCGTTCGAGGTCGACGAGGACGAGGTGTGGGAGTGGGTCGACAAGGAACGCCACCATCCGACTTCAACACCACGGAGGCCTTCATGAGCAACACGGCGGCGGTAGCGGCGAAGCGGCGGCAGCGCGAGCAGCAGTACACGCGCGTGGGAATTTGCAACGGGGCGAAGTGTCGCGAGGAGGAGCGCGACAAGTGGAAGGACAAGCCGCTGTGGCGCATTGGCGATGATCGCTGGCGCTGCGCGCGGTGCCACAAGGAGGAGACGGGGTACTTGCCGTGACTGAGCTACGCAAGGGTCTGCCGCTCCTGCCTGAGCGCGTTCAGAAGCTGCCGCTTGATCCGCGCGGCTATCCGATCCCGTGGTTCGTTGGCGTGGTCGAGGGCAAGCGCGACTTCCGCGTCGCCGATGGTCGCAAGCGCGTGATCGCGGTGAATCAGAAGCGGTGCTGGGTGTGCGGTGAGCCGCTCGGGCGCTTGTTCGCTTTCGTGATCGGCCCGATGTGCGCGGTGAATCGCAACACGTCGGAGCCGCCGAGTCACGTCGACTGCGCGACCTTCGCGGCGCGCGCGTGTCCGTTCCTGTGTCTGCCGAAGTCCGACTACCGCAAGCCCCCCGAGGGCGGCAAGATGCTGGTCGGTTCGCTGGAGGGCAACCCCGGGGCGTGCGCGGTGTGGATCACGAAAAGCTACAAGCCCTACATCGTCCCGGGCACGAAGGCCGAGTGGCTGATTCGCATCGGCCCTGCGACCGAGGTGCTGTGGTTTGCACAAGGCAAGATGGCGAGCCGCGCGCAGATCGAGGAGAGCTTCGAGAAGCGCCTGCCGCTCCTGCGCGAGGTGGCCGAGCGCGAGGGCCCTGAGGCGTGCGCGTACCTTGCCCAGCAAGTGGACATCGCGATGAAGCTCTTGCCCGCATGAAGCAGGCCGACATCGAGGACATCGCCCGGGTCGCGCCGGTCATCGGGTTGCTCGACGCATGGCGGGCCTTCAAGCGCACGCACGACCTCAACCTCGCGAGCGTATGCTGCTGCGAGCGCACGAGGAAGCTCTTCGAGACGCTCGATGAGTTTGAGCGCGGCGTACTCGGGCCCTCGCGAATGGAGGAGCCGCTGCAGTGAAGGACGTCCCGAGAATCGACCCCTCGTGGGTTGAGCCGCACCTGCGCGCGATGCGGCGCTGGGAGTACGGGCTCGTCGCCGCCTTTGGCCTTGATGTGTTCATCGCCGCGCATTGGATTGTCGATCCTATCGGCCCGGTGTGGGTGCAGGCGATCGCCGTGTCGATCAACATCGCTGCCGCCGTGTTCGTGTGGGACGTGGCGAAGAAGAGCGAGCAGCGCCGCGCGCAGATGCTCGACCTCGTGCGTCGGGCGAATGAGTTCAACCGGATTTTCCCGTGAGCGGCGGCTACATGGCGGTGATCGGCCCGTGCTTTTCGTGCCGACAGATTTTCCACTTCAATGCCGAGCGCGTGCCGAGCATCATCGTCAACGGGCGGCGCGAGCCGCTGTGCGAGGACTGCGTGAGGCGCGCGAACAAGCTGCGCGCGGAGAATGGCGCGCAGTTGATCGTGCCGCTCCCGGGCGCGTACGAACCGGAGGAGGTCTGACCGTGTGGGGCGTCGCCGACTGGGTGCTCGCGATAGGGGCGCTGCTCGGGCTGCTCGTGCTGCTCTACGCGCTATGGCGGTGAGCCTGCCTGATGGGCTGTACCAAGTCACGGCGCGCTACCTATGCGGCGGCTTCGTGGTCGAGGGCGGACGCGTGACGCATTGCGCGCCGATCCTGCGGCAGCGCCTTTCGCACTGGGTGCGCCTTGCTCGCCGGGTGCCCGATGGCGATGTCCCACGATGGCGCGCTCGAATCGAGGGCTGGAACGATGAGTAAGCCGCGTCGGAAGGTGCTGGTGATGCAAGTGCCGAACGAGGTCGCCGAGGCGGTGCTCCTCATCGCCAAGCGTGCCGGGACCAGTCGGACCAACGTCATCAACGTGCTGCTCGCCGCCGCCATGCTGCGGCTGGAACGTGTTGCGCTTGTCCCCGACCCAGTTCGCCGCGCTCCAACGCGGTGAGCGCCCGAAGCGCGAGCGGCGCGGCGCGGCGACCGAGGAGTTGCTCGCCTCGCAGCTTCGAGCCGCGAGCATCGGCTTCTCGCGCGAGCACCGCTTCGTCCCCAACCGGCGCTTCCGCTTTGACTTTCGCATCGGCGTCGACCTCGCGGTCGAAATCGAAGGCGGGGTCCACGGGCTCAAGCGTCAGTTCCGCTCCGACCTCGACAAGCACGCCCTCGCGCTGCTGCACGGCTGGCGCGTGCTGCGCGTCTCGCCCGAGCAGGTGCGATCGGGTGAAGCCCTGAGGCTCATCCGCCTGTTGCAGCCAGTCGCTTGCAAGGACTGTAGCTGATCGCTTGACACGTCCCCCAAGGGAGCGTAAAAGCCTGCAGGATGCGCGCCGGGGTTCCCGGCATATCGGCATGGCCTGCAAAGCCCTCCCGAACGGCGCTGGGTGATCCCGGGGCGCGCCAGATCAGGGGGTCAGCATGTCCACCGTCGCGATCGTGCTGCAAGTGCTCGCGGTCATCCTGTTGTTCCTCGCCGCCTTCGCCGTGAAAGTGCCCCACCTCGACGGGGTCGGCTGGCTCGGCCTTGCGTTCTTCGTGCTCGGCGTCGTTCTGCCCAACCTGAAGCTGTAGCCGATGCCCTCCTCGACCGCGAAGCAGGCCCGCACCATGGCGGGCGCGGCGCACGACCCCGCCTTCGCTGCCAAGCTCGACATCCCGCAGAAGGTCGCGACCGAGTTCAACCAAGCCGACAAGGGCACCGCGCTCCTCAAGCAGTCGGCGCTCTCGCAGCATCTGCGGCAACCGCCGAGCGCGCGTGGCTGACGAGGTCGTCCGCGAGTTCCCGCTCGGCAAGGGGCGCTTCACCTCGGAGAACGCGGCGGCGGCGGGGCGCAAGGGCGGCGCTGTCACCGCAGAAAACTTCTCCATCAAGCGCGGGCTGATCGGGGCGCTCGACGCCTATGCGAAGCGGCGAATGGAACAGGCGCGAGAGTTCGCTCGCGAGAGCGACAACCTCGGGCTCAAAGTGTTTTTGCTGGAGATGCTGGAGGGCACCGGCGAGGACCGTCGCGCCGTGCTCGGCATGGTCCGGGCGATGTTGCCCGTCGAATTCGAGGCGACGGTGGATGCTTCGCTCACCGTGCGCGTGATGACGATGGTGGGCGAGCACGCTCTTGACATCAGTAACCCGAAGAGAATTCGCGAGGTCGCGGTCACACCGCCAGCGCACCCGATCGCGCTGGAACACGACCGCGAACCTCGCGATCCCGCATGACCGAGATTGCGATCCCCAACGGCTTCACGGCTCGCCCGTATCAGGCGCGCGCGATGCTCGCCTTCGATGCGGGCTACAAGCGCGGCGTGTACGTGTGGGCGCGGCGCTCGGGGAAGGACGTCACCTTCATGCACCAGATCGCGAAGATGGCGCACCGACGCATCGGCACGTACTTCCACATGCTGCCGACCTTCACGCAGGCCAAGCGCAACGTGTGGGACGCGATCGACGATCAGGAGCGGCGCGTCCTCGACCACGTCTTCCCGCCCATCCTGCGAAAGAGCACGAACGAGACGGACTTGAAGCTGCAGTTGAAGTGCGGCTCGGTGTACCAACTCATCGGCGCGGACAGCTACAACCTCGTCGTCGGCGCGAACCCGATCGGTCTGGTGATGAGCGAGTACGCGCTGATCGACCCGAGAGCGTGGCAGATTTTCCGCCCGATCCTGCAGCAAAACGGCGGCTGGGCCGCGTTCATCGGCACGCCGCGCGGCTACAACCACTTCCACGAGCAGCTTGAGATTGCCAAGCGCGAACCCGACTGGGACTACAGCGTCATCGACGCGATCGAGGCCGGGTACATGTCGCAGGAGGACATCGACCGTGAAGTCCGCACCGGGATGCCTGAGGAACTCGCGCGGCAGGAGTACTTGGTTGACTTCAGTGCTGCGAATGTTGGAGCGATACTTGGGTCGCGCATCGAGCGCGCCGAGAAGGAGGGCCGCATCTCGGACGCGGTCGAGCACGACCCGAACGCGGGCGAGGTGATCGTCACCTCCGACATCGGCTACCGCGACGCTGCCGCGTGGTGGTGGTGGCAGGCGGTCCCGGGCGGCTACAACCTGCTGAACTACGACGAGGACACCGGCCTCGAAGCGGGCGACTGGATCGAGCGGCTGCGCGCTCACGCGTTCCCGATCGGGCGCGTGCTGCTGCCCAAGGACGCCAAGGCGAAGACCATGGCGACGCGCCACTCGGTGCTGGAGCAGTTCCTCGAAGCGGGCCTGAAGTGCTCGATCGTGCCGCAGGTGCGAATCGTCGACCGCATCAACGCCGCGCGCTCGGTGGTGCCGCGCTGCAGCTTCGCGCGCTCGCGCTGCGCGAAGGGCTTGCAGATGCTGCGCGACTGGGCGTTCAAGTACGACGAGGAGCGCAAGAGCTTCTCGCGCGAGCCCGACCACAACTATGCGAGCCACGGCGGGGACGCGTTCAGCTACGGCGCGACGATGGTCGCGGAGTTCGCCGCGACGGCGAAAGAGGCGAACCGTCACCGCGACATCGGGCAACCGGCGAACTACGCCTTCAACCTCGACCAGCTTTGGCAGGATCGCGAGGCTGCATCGAATGGCCGACACTTTTGACAGGGCCGCGCTCGTGATCCTTGTCCTGCTCGCGGGCTGCACCAGCATCTCCGGTCCCTGCACCCGCGATGTCAAGGTCACGACGCATTGCGAGTCCGACGGCAAGGTGATCGTGTTCCCCGGCAAATGAAACCCGACCGCGCATTCCTCGCCGACTTCGACCGCCAAGATGCGTCGGTCGATGCTGTCGGTCGGCTTCTGGTGCGCGCCGGGTATTCGGTGTTTCGACCGCAGAGCCAGTTGCGACCAACCGCTGAAGTGCGGCGGCTCTACGCAGATTGCGGCGACCTCATCGTGCGAAAGCGCGTCGAGGTGAAGCACCGCAAGATCGACTTCACCTGCGAGGACGACTTCCCGTTCTCGACCGTGTTCATCGACGAGTGCTACCACGTCGACCGCTTCAACCCGAACACGCTCGACGCGTACTACATCGTCAACGCGAAGTTGACGCACGCCGCCGTGATTCGCGCGTTCACGCGCAAGTGGTGGAAGGTCGAGAGCAATCGCGACCCGGCGCAGGACCGCGTGTGCGATTTTTACGCGATGCCGAAGTGGCTCATCGCGGACTGGGTGAGATTCGATGGCTGAAGAGCTTACCGAGTTCAAAACGAAGTCCGACCTCTACGAGCGCGAGCTTGCGGCGGCGAAGAAGGAACTGCAAAGCTGGCAGGAGACGGGCCAGCGCGTGGTGAAGCGGTACCTCGGGGGCAAGACCACGGGCGCTGGCGTCGCCGATGACGGCGGCGTGTTCAACCTGTTCTGGTCGAACATCAACATCCTGAAGGCGGCGCTCTACGCGAAGCAGCCGCGCGCCGATGTCTCGCGTCGCCACAAGGATGCGATGGACGACGTCGCGCGTGTCGGCGGGCTCATCATCGAGCGCATCCTCAACCTCGACATGGACTCGCGTGCGAGCGACTTCGACAGCGCGCTTCGCAACGCGATCGAGGACCGGCTCGTCCCGGGCATGGGGCAGATGTGGCTGCGCTACGAGCCGAC